AATCAACTAAAATCCCTTCGCTTCATGCGAAATATTATAAGATCTTTAATAATATTTTGTTGCTGAAAAAGGGACAAGAAAACAAGTACAAAGTTTTAAAAAAAGAAAAGTGGGAATACTACACAGGAAAGGCACATCCTGATGTATACGTAAACAACCCATTTGATTACAAAGTTCTAAAGTCCGATCTAGACAAATATCTTGATGCAGATGATGAACTCATCAGATGTGTTACCAAGATGGAATACTACGACATGATGCTTTCTTATTTGGAAAGTATTATCAAGGTAATTCTCAATAGAACTTACCAAGTGAAAAATGCTATCGAGTGGCAGAGGTTTATTAGAGGTTATGACTGATTTAGTTATCTCAAAGAAGAACGAAGTATACCTTAAAGTTCAAGCGGAACCATACGTCAATCAGGAATTATCGGATCATTTTACATTTGATGTTCCTGGTGCAAAATTTATGCCTCAATACAGAAGTAAGTATTGGGACGGAAAGATTCGTCTGTACTCAACTGCAACAGGTGAAATCTACGTAGGTCTCTTGGATAAGATTGTTGCATGGGCAAAGAAATCTGGATACAGCGTTACCTTTGAGGATAACAAGTTCTATGGAACACCCTTTGAGCATAACGATATGATCTCCAAGGAAGGGGTCAGAGACTACATGACATCCATCTCTAGACATTCACCCCGAGACTATCAAGTGGAGGGGGTCTACGACGCTCTCAGGTACAACAGACGACTCTTAATATCACCGACAGCATCTGGCAAGTCACTGATGATCTATTCGATTGTCAGATATTTTGCGGAACAAGATAAGAAGATTTTACTTGTCGTTCCAACAACCTCTCTTGTAGAACAAATGTTCAAAGACTTTGAGGATTATGGTTGGAATGCAGAACAATACTGCCACAAGATTTATTCTGGCAGAGAGAGAACAAATAAAAACCCAGTTACCATTACCACTTGGCAATCAATTTATAAACTAGATAAAAAGTTCTTTGATGGATTTGATGTTGTTATTGGTGACGAAGCACACCAGTTCAAATCTAAGTCTCTCATTGGCATCATGACTAAGTTGAGAGATACAAAATATAGATATGGATTCACTGGAACTCTTGATGGATCGCAAACACACAAGTGGGTTCTGGAAGGATTATTTGGTCCAAGTTATAAGATCACACAAACAAAAGATCTAATCGACAAGGGACATCTTTCTAAGTTAGACATTCGAGTTCTTCTACTAAAGCATCCACCACAGAAGTTTGAGAAGTATGAGGATGAAATTCAATATCTGATCTCACATGAACAAAGAAATAATTTCATCAAGAACCTTGCTCTATCACTGAAAGGTAACACTCTTATTTTATACAGTAGAGTGGAGACTCATGGACAGGTCATTTATGATCTAATAAATAATTCTATTGGATCCGATAGGAAACTTTTCTATGTTCATGGTGGTGTAGATGCTGAAGAAAGAGAACTAGTCAGAGAAGTCACTGAAAAAGAAGAAGATGCTATTATCGTTGCATCATATGGAACATTCTCAACTGGTATCAATATTAAAAATTTGCACAATGTAGTATTTGCTTCACCAAGTAAATCAAGAGTTAGAAACCTACAATCAATTGGGAGAGTTCTGAGAAAAGGGAATAATAAAACAAAGGCAATGCTTTATGATATTGCAGATGATTGTACTCATAATTCTAAAAAGAATTACACTCTCAATCACTTAATTGAAAGAATCAAAGTATATAACGAAGAAAACTTTAACTATGAATTCAACCAGATTAAACTGAAGAACTAATGGAAGAAGAATTTTACGGATCAATAAAATTAATTTCTGGCGAAGAGATCTTTGCTGAGATTCTTCCTGTAGAAGAAAATGGTAGAACTGTTTTGGTTCTAAGTGATCCTGTTGAAATTGAAACCGTTGCTCTTGGTTCAGTGGAAGGATTGAGAATGATTCCTTGGATTAGATGTCTTTCTAAAGAAGGCATCGTCATTGTTCCTATGGACAAAGTTATCACTGTTGTAGAAGCATGTGAAGAATCTGAGGTAGTTGATTCCTACATGAAGTTTGTAAGACAAAAAAATACCACCTCTTCCGATAAAGGAAAGGTGTCCGAAAGAATGGGTTACAAGAGTTCCGTTAAAGAAGCAAGAGCTTACTTAGAAAAGATCTATAAAAGCAAAGCTAAAGAGTAATTGTTTTGAACTCTGACAGAGTTATTATATGAGCTTTGGATAGCCGTGTCAAGTTGCAAATAAAATCTTTATGTGTTAGTATTGTAACCAACAGGAACAATAATGAGGACTTATGGTATGCCACCAGGAAAGACCAGAAAGAGATCTGAACACTATGTAAACAATAAAGAATTTTTGTATGCAATCGTTCAGTACAAAAAAGATGTAGAGGCAGCAGAAGCGGCAGGTGAACCTAAACCAAGAATTAGTAATTACCTTGGAGAGTGTTTTCTGAAGATTGCCACTCACCTTTCTTACAAACCAAACTTTGTCAACTACATGTTCCGTGAGGACATGATTTGTGACGGTATTGAGAACTGCGTACAATATATTCATAATTTTAATCCAGAGAAATCTACCAATCCATTTGCTTACTTCACGCAAATTATTCACTATGCTTTCCTTCGTCGTATTCAGAAGGAGAAAAAGCAAATGGAAATCAGAACCAAGATTATTGAAAAGTCTGGTTATGATGAAGTTTTCACTGTAGATGATGACTACGGTAACGCATTCGAGTATAATGGCATCAAAGATGCAGTCCAGTCCAAAATGAATCAATAATGAAGATTGCGATTATTACTGATACTCACTATGGTGGACGCCGTGGGAGTAAGTTTTTTCATGACTACTTTCAACAATTCTATGATAATGTTTTCTTCCCCACTCTAGAGGAGCGAGGGATCAAGCATTGCGTCCATATGGGAGATGCGTTTGATAATCGCAAGAGCATTGATTACTGGTCTCTTGATTGGGCAAAGAAACATGTTTACGATCGGTTCAGAGATCTAGATGTAAAGGTCTGGCAACTGGTTGGTAACCACGACGCTTATTATAAGAATACTAATGAAGTAAATTCTATCGATTGTCTTCTCGATTACTACGACAATATTGTTCCTATTTCTAGTCCTGGTGATCACGATATCGATGGATTCAAAGCATTCATGATCCCTTGGATCTGTGCAGACAATCAAGAAGAAACCGAAACCAAAATTAAAAAGTCAAAGTCCAAGATTGCTTTTGGTCATCTTGAGATTCATGGATTCGCATTGTATCCTGGTTACACACAACCTGGCGGTATTGATAAGTCTTTCTTTGATAAGTTCAATCTAGTATTTTCTGGTCACTACCATACTCGTAGTAACGATGGTCAGATTTATTATCTGGGCAATCCTTATCAGTTGTATTGGAATGACTGCAATGATAAGAGGGGATTTAGTATCTTTGATACGGAAACTTATGAACTAGAGTTCATTGAGAATCCTTATACGATGTTTGACAAGATCTACTATGAGGATACTCCACATCAGTTGTTCAAAGCACACCTCTATGAAGGTAAGATTGTTAAACTGATTGTCCGTAAGAAGTCCGATCAACTTAAGTACGATAAGTTCGTAGAAAAACTTCTTCTCTCTAATGTTGCTGAACTAAAGATTGTTGAGAACCTAGAAGTCAATGATTCTGAGGTTGATTTCACTGGAGAGAAAATTGAAGATACGTTAACACTTTTGGATAAATACATCGAAGACTCTGATTTTGAACTAGAAAAAGACAGGGTAAAACAACTTCTTCGAGAAGTTTATCAGGAAGCGTGCGAGATGGAGTAAGTATGTATATCTTATCTCTAGAAGGGAAAGAAGGCGAAGGTGCATATGCACTTGAGGATGATTATGGAGATAAGGCGTTATACTTATTTGAAGACGAGGATGATGCTTCTAGATATGCAGGGTTACTTGAAGCGGACGATTACTTCAATTTAAATGTTGTCGAGATCGACGACGAACTTGCAATTGAGACATGTAACAGGTATAATTACAAGTATGTGATTATATCTCCTGACGATATAGTGTTCCCACCATATGATTATATTCAAGAAGATTAGATGGCGTAATTTCCTTTCCACGGGAAATGTATTTACCGAAATTGATATTACTAAATCAAATACTAATCTGATCGTTGGATCTAATGGTGCTGGAAAGTCAACCATTCTAGACGCTCTCACGTTTGTTCTTTACAACAAACCTTTCAGGAAGATTAGTAAGACTCAACTCGTAAACAGTGTCAATGAGAAAGACTGTTTGGTTGAGATTGAATTTGATATTTCAAATAAGGAATACAAGGTAGTTCGTGGCATCAAACCCAATAGGTTTGAGATTCACGTTAATGGTAAACTTCAAGATCAGTCTTCTGCAGCGACAGATCAACAGAAGTCTCTCGAAGAAAATATTCTCAAACTAAACTATAAGTCTTTTACTCAGACTGTTATCCTAGGTTCTGCAACGTTTGTTCCTTTCATGCAACTGTCTGCTGCTAATCGCAGAGACATTGTTGAGGATCTTCTGGACATTCGTATCTTCTCTGGTATGGGATCTCTTCTTAAGGAGAGGATTAGAAGCACTAACGAAATCATTAGAGAACTTTCCATCAAGAGAGATATGGTGGAAGAAAAGATTGAGATGCAGAAACAATTCATCGACAATCTTGATAAGAAAGGTAAGGCAAATATCGCATCGAAAGAGTCGAAGGTATCTGAACTATTAAATCTTGCCGATGAATTGGTGAGTACAAATACTCAACTTTCTAAAAAGATTGTAGAAGAGTATCAACCGCAACTTGAATCCTTCAGTTCCTCTTCTGCCTCGTTGAAGAAGATGAATTCTATTAAGGCAAAACTGGAACAAAAGATACAAACTATTACGAATGAACATAAATTCTTCGCTGATAATACGGTTTGTCCCACCTGTGATCAAGAAATTGAAGAAGAGTTTCGTGTAAATAGAATTGGAGAGATTGAGTCTAAAGTAAAAGAGATTAATTCGGCATACAAAGAACTTAAGGTTTCTATAACTGAAGAACAGAAAAAAGAGACAAAGTTTCTGCAGCTCTCTAAGCAGATCACGTCCCTCAACTATGACATTTCAACAAACAATACAAAGATTGCTGAGTACCAACGACAGTCCAGAGATCTGGAGACTGAAATTCAAGAAATTACCTCACAAATTGAAAACAGAAATGCTGAAAGAAGCGTACTCAAAAATTTAGAGGGAGATCTAAAAACTGTAGAAAAACAGAAGTCAACCAATACGGAAAATATCTCATATCTAAACTTCGCACATTCTTTGATGAAGGATAGTGGTGTGAAGTCGAAGATCATCAAAAGATACTTGCCTGTGATGAATCAATACATCAATAAGTATCTTCAGATGATGGATTTCTATATTAATTTTACTCTTGACGAAGAGTTCAAAGAACATGTGAAGTCACCTATTCACGAGAACTTTAGTTATGAGTCCTTCTCCGAGGGCGAGAAGATGAGGATTGACCTTGCTCTTCTATTCACTTGGAGAGACATCTCTAAGATGAAGAACTCGGCATCGACCAATCTTTTAATTCTTGATGAGATCTTTGATAGTTCTCTTGACGGCACAGGAACTGATGAGTTTACTAAGATAATTAGATATGCAATCAAAGGTGCAAACATCTTCTTGATCTCACACAACACTCAGGAACTCACTGATAAATTTGAAAATATTATATCCTTTGAAAAGGTAAACGGATTTAGTAAAGTGGTATGAATATCTCTAAAATTTGCGTTCTGGGTGGAGGAACTGCAGGGTTTATGACCGCTGCGGTTCTTTCTCAGTATGTGAAGAACTCTAATTTGGATATTCGGGTGAAGTGTATATACTCATCTAAGATTGGTATTATTGGTGTAGGCGAATCGACTCAATTAGCAATCAATGATATCTTTCAGTTTCTTCAACTGAATGATCGTGATTGGATGTCAAAATGCAATGCGACTTATAAGTCTAATGTCAGGTTTGAGTCTTGGTGTGATCCTGGCGAAAGCTTCTATTATCCTTTTGGAGATCTGAGTGGGAATGAACTGTCAGATTTTTTCGTGATGATGGATCTCTTTCCTGATGAGGTGAAGAAAGATCAGTTTGCTAGATTCGTTCGGGACTACTCTAGATTTGCAGAGTTGAATAGACTCACAGATCAGGGATGGGACTTTAATAGATTGACAGCATATCATTTTGATACTCATCTATTGTCCAAGATCTTATATGATGTTGGTCTTAATAATGGAGTTGAGTTTGTTGATGATATCTATCTTCATTCATATCAAAACTCTAGAGGTATTGAGAGAATAACTTGTGAACAAACTGGAGATCACTATGCTGATCTTTTTGTAGACTGTACGGGATTTAAATCACTTCTCATTGGTGAGGAAATGAAAGTTCCTTTCGTATCTTATTCTGATACTCTCATCAATGATAGGGTTGTCACGGCGAAAATACCCTATACAAATAAAGAAGAACAACTAAAACATTATACGAATAATGTTACCATGAACAATGGATGGTGCTGGGAGATTCCTCTTTGGGATGGTCTGTCCGTTGGATATGTTCATAGTTTGAAGTTCTCTACTGAAGAACAAATTGAATCGGAGTTTGTTGATAGGTACGGCATCTCTCCTACTAATGTGGTCAATTTTAAAACTGGTAGGAGAGAGAAGGGATGGGTTAAAAATGTTGCTTCTGTTGGTCTTGCGTATGGTTTCATTGAACCACTAGAAGCAACTGGTCTCGCGTCTATTATTGAAAATATTTTTAGACTTCTTGAGGTTTTCTCTTCTAATCATAGAATCAATGCCTTTGATAGGGAACTCTTCAACCATGCAGTCTCCACTGAGTTGGATGGACAAAAGACTTTTATTGACATGCACTACGCTGCTGCTCAGAAATCCGATACTGATTATTGGTATCATGTAACCAATGAGATTGAGTATGATTGGTCTGCTGGTAATTGTGAAAGATGTTTGGATTCTACTATTGGAGATAGGAATTATTCGGACAAAGCATCGAATGGTGGTAATCCATTTATTTTAGTTGGAAATGATTATAGTCCATTATCTTCTGGATTCATTAAGTCGTTGGTTAATGCTGAAAAAGGACATAAGTCTTTAGATATAAATTACTACAACAAAGCCAAAGAAGATTGGTTGAGACTTGACAAATCGTTAAATGATCAGGTCATTTCTTTGCCTACGACATTTGAGTATCTTAGTAGTACTGTGTACGCCTGACAAACTGTCCTAACCTGGGATTCTCTTCCCTTCTTTGTGGGTTATACTAGTTTCATACGAAACGAGGCTAATGGTCAACTACGAAGTAAAGGGTCAACTGGCTAAACTTCTTGCCACCGAAGACCTCACTATCGAGAACCGTAGTGTCCCTACGGCGCAGTTTGACGTGCATCGCAGGGTTCTTACCCTTCCCCTCTGGGAGCGTGCTTCTGGGACCGTATATGACCTTCTGGTGGGTCATGAGGTTGGACATGCTCTGTTTACTCCAGATATTAACTGGAAGAAAACTCACCCAGAAGTTCCTCAGAACTTTGTCAATATCTTTGAAGACGTTCGTGTTGAACGTAAGATGAAGCAAAAGTTTGCAGGACTTTCTAAGACGTTCTACAACGGATACAATGAGCTTTCTCAGGAAGACTTCTTTGGTATCGAAGATGAGCAGATTGATCTTCTGTCACTAGTTGATCGTATCAATCTCCATTATAAGATCGGCAACTTTGTTTCCATCCCCTTTTCTGATGAGGAGATGGTTTATGTTAAGAAAGCCCAGACATGTGAGTCTTTCAATCAGGTTCTTGATCTCTCTCAGGAGGTCTATGATTATCTGAAGAAACAATCCGAAGAACAGGAAGTTCCTTCTACGCCAGAAAAAGAACAGGCAAAACCAAACTACAAGTCTCAGGAGGGTGACTCTGACAAAGTTGAGTCTTCTGATAATGTAGATAATGATCAAGGATCTTCCAAACCACAACAGTCTGGGGACAGTGAGGTTTCTTCTAAGACCAACGAAAATCCTGTGGGCGGTGATACCTTTGAGACTATCACTGACAAGAATCTTGAGGAATCCATCGAAGACCTAAACAATGAAGATAATCTCGGCAAACGTGAACCCGAGTATATTGAAATTCCTGATATTGATCTTGATGCTATTGTTGCTAAGAACTCTGAAATTCATGAGTATCTAACTGAGTACTATCAGAATATTGTAAAGATTTTTTCCGACGTAGAAAATGGTGATCAAGTTTTTGATTACGTAGACACTGGGTACGCAAAATTTAAGAAAAATGCACAAAGAGAAGTCGGATACCTCGTCAAGGAGTTTGAGTGCAGAAAGTCTGCTAGTGCTTATGCTCGTTCTTCTGTA